TGATTAAGTTTTTTAACGGAAGCGAAATAGTTTTGAAAGACTTATTCGCTTATCCGTCCGATGTAAATTTCAATTCACTCGGATCGTTAGAAATCACAGACTACTTCATTGACGAGTGTTCTGAAGTAACCGCAAAGGCGGTCAGCATTGTTCACTCCAGATGCCGTTACAAGTTGAACGAGTTCGGTCTTATTCCCAAAGGTTTCTTGTCCTGCAATCCTGCGAAGGGTTGGTTGTACAATGAGTTCTACATAAAGAACAACAGGAACGAATTGCCTTCACACCGCGCCTTCGTGCAAGCGTTACCGCAGGACAATCCATTCCTTCCTGTTGCTTATATTGAATCGTTACGAAGACTTCCTGAGTATGACCGCAAAAGACTTTTAGAAGGCAACTGGGAGTTTGACGACGACAGCGACAAGTTATTCCAAACGGAGAACCTTCTTCGAATGTTCCGCAACGAAGTAATCAATGAAGGAAAGAAGTATATCACAGCCGACATAGCGCGTTTTGGAAAGGACAGAACAATCATTTGCGTTTGGGAAGGTCTAACTATCATCGACATAATTGAAATGAATCGTGCAGCGTTGGATGAAGTCGTCAACAAAGTTCGCTTAACCTGTCAACAGCATTCAATTTTGCTTCAAGACGTAGTGTGTGACGAAGACGGAGTTGGTGGTGGTGTTGTCGACTTCTTAAAGTGTCGCGGGTTTGTCAACGGATCTAAACCAAAGCACCCACAATACCAAAATCTGAAAAGCGAATGTTACTATAAGTTGGCGCAATACGTCGAAGAAAACAAAGTCACAATCTTATCAAGTACGCGCAAAGAACAAATCGTTCGTGAGCTTGAAATGATTAAACGACACCGCGCTGACGTGGACGGAAAGTTAATGGTAACACCCAAAGACGTTATCAAGAACCGCGAAGGAATTTCTCCCGACGTTGCCGACGCTATTATGATGCGAATGTACTTCGAACTCAATCCAAGTTATGGACAATATGTTGTAGGATAAAAACAATTTAATAATTTAGCATAATGAAAAACACACCACTTTATGAGTCTTTAAAAATGACTTACGACCGCGAACGAGAAATCGTTAATTCAATCGCAACCTACTTCCAACAAGGAAAGATTCTCGGAGATATTCTTCTGGAACTTTCTCAGCGGAAAGACTTAAACGCGAAAGAGAAAATCTACTTAGCGCTTATGATAGGTTCAATGATGTCTAAAACAAAAGAAGAAAATGGCGCAGAGCAAAACTAAAAAAGGAATATGTGTCTATCTCCACAAGGACCTGTGGAACGAGATTGATGAGAAACGAGGTGAGAACAGTCGCAACATATTTCTGAGCGAAGCAATCCAGTTCTCAATGAAGTTTTATATTCCAGAATCTAAAGTAAAATTGACAGAACAAACGTCGACAAAATAGCGACGGACGATGTTACAACTAAGGCGCGGTTTCTGCGCTTTTTTTGTTTCTCCAATTTCTTTTTATCAGCATTCAAAGTGTTAATTTCTTCGGTCAACACGTCTTCTTTCTGTTTATAAGCAACGACCACTTCTTGCAAGTTGTCAATCTTTCTCGCTTCAATGTTTAATTGTTCTTTCAAGTTGTTAATAACGAGCGAATCGGAAGCAATAACGCTATCGCAGGAGTTCACCAAACGGATAACATCAACCCTATAAATAGTATCTCGAATAACAATAGCAGAACGAGTTCTTTGATAGGTGGTTTTGGCTGTAGATTGAGCATCTTCATACGTTCGAAGTTGTTTGTAAAGTTCAATTTGTTCTTGAAGTAACCGGTCATATTCGCCAGCGTTGTAGTTTATGACGCTATCTTGTTTCTGAATTTCAGTTGTTGTATTATTTGCAACAGGTCGTCCCCATAAGTTCCAACAAATCACCAACCAAAGAATCGATGTTCCGATAAATAGCAAGATTGCTGCGAGTATATTTCTGTTCATAAGATTTTTCCTTCGTGTATGCGGTGATTCTTAACGCTGTAACTTCCATTTGTGCCTTTCTCAACTATTGCGAACCCGTGATTGTACTTCGAATAAGGGTTGTAGTCAGGAGATAATTCAGATAAGCAACCAACACCCCAACAAGTGATGAACTTACCGTTAGCGTCGCGCTCGTTGTGTTCTGCTGTCTGGTGGTGATGTCCGCAAAGCGCGGACACCTTAGTCTTCATGAACAACCCACGCGCTACGTTGACCGAAGGAAGGAATTGTTTGCCGAATTCGTGTCCGTGAAAGATAGAAAGTTTACCGATATTCAGTTTGCTCTTTCCGTCAATCCATTTCACGTCGTGCTTGTCGCAATGCGTCAACGAAGGAAAGTCGAACGCGTCGATGTCGAATAACTCAGGCGCTTTGATTCTCATGTAACGCCAGTATCGTTCTTCGTGGTTGCCTTCTTTGTAGTAAATGTTCGCGTTCGGGAACGTGTGTCTAAGCGACGCAAGGAATTGACGAATAGAATATAGTTCGTCTTTGAATTTACGCTTACGCGGATCCTTGACGAAGTCGCTAATCATATGACAATCTAACGCGTCACCATTTAAAATAATTGAATCACACCCTTGCTTTAACCCTTCGTTTATTGCGCATTCAATAGCTTCGTTGTCTTGGTATGGAAAGTGCAAATCGCAAAGAATTAAGAACTTCGTTCCCTTCACTTCAACGTGTCTGCGTTTCTTTGCGTACGACTTAGGTAGTGCAAATGGATTAAGTGGTCGTGGTTTTTCTTCAAACAATTTTTTATCTATTGTGGTTTTTCTTTTTAATTCGCCATTCTTTCCGCGAATTGTACGAATTAAAGACCTCGCGTGTTCGGTGTTTTTATAGACTTCTGGATATTCAGTAAACAACTTTTTCGCTAACGTGAGCGAAGGTGTTTCTGAAAACTTACTACATATCTCCGCTGCTATCTGTCGTGCTGTCGTTAGTTCCTTTGTCATTTGCTTTTGATTTAGTAAATCTTTCAATCACAGTACCACCAAACAAACCACCTGTCAACAATGCGAGTGTGTCGAACATCGCAATCGGAATAATGTAAATGGTAAAAGTCGCAACATAACTGAAAACGATTAAGTTAATTACTACAAATATAGCAATAACTCGCTTTGAAGAAACTTTTGTTGAACTCGTGACTAATTCATTCAACCACGACTTCAACTTTTCTTTCATATCATCTTTAAAATAAGTTGAACGAGTAAACCACCAACAACACCAGCAGCCGTTGCTATACCACCCAAACGCGCAACCTGTAAACGTTGGTTGTTAATATACTTATCGTGCTTCTGAACCTTGCTTACAAGACCTTCGATTTTCATCTGGTCGTCACCGATTAACACGTTGTAAATGCGGTCAATCTTCTTGTCCATTTCTTGAAGTTGTTCGTGTATCAAAGTAATTTCGTTTTCGGTGTTCATTACTTGAAGTATAATTGTATTTCTGCTTCGCGTCTTTTTACCAATCCTGCAAGAACTTTACCACCGCCCTTGTTCCATAAACGAAATGAATCGGCAATGGTCGCGTCTGTTGGGTTCACGTTTAGTTTCTTGAATACAGACGAACGTTTGAACCCGCCCGTTCCGATATTGTACGCTAACGAAACACACGCGCTGAATTGGTTATCGTTGAGCGGTTTCAAAATGAACGGAGCAATCGAAACAGCGAACTGATCGATGATAAACTTTGCTAATTCGTCCGCACGTTGTTGCGTGATTACGTCGCCTTCTTTCACGCGGTCGCCGTTCTCATAGAAAGTGTTTCCAAAGCCGATAGTCCATACGTTAGCAGGACACTTGTATGCCTTCAATCGACAACCTTCAAACTTCTTGATTAGTGAATATCCTTCCTCGTTAACTTTCATTGCTCAACTTCTTTATTTGTTTTTCTTTTTTGATTAGATATTTACGGAATTTCTCTTCGTAAATTTTTTGCTTTACCATGTCTTTCTTTCTGCCCCTTGTAGCCATGTGTTTTTTTTTAGTTATCTAATCCATCCTAAGCCCGGTCTTCTGTATTCGTAAGGTCGTCTGTCGCGTCCGTCGCTAATCTCAAAAGCGTTCGACGGATATACATTTGTTTGCGACCATATTTGATTCGTTGTGTTCGTCGTGTATTCGGGAAAGTCGCTCGAGTTCTGACACAAAAAGTCAACCATTCGCTGCGTGTAAAACATAGCTTGTTGACGCGCTTGGTCGCGGTAGTTCTGCAAGTCGGTTTGTGAGATAGGTTGAGTGTCTTCGCTTGTGCGAATTACTAAACTTCCGTTGTCTGTCTTAACGTACAAATGAGGCAAGACTTCGTACATAGTCCACCACATAATCATTCGACGCAAGTAATTGTCCAGAAGGGTTGCGTATGCGCCCGTAATGTCGTCGTTCACAACGTCTTCTTTGATGCGATTGTAAAGGTCAGTACCAAGATATAGTTGTGCGTACTTGTCCTGCGCTAAATAAATAGCAGGATACATTAAAAGAGGATCAACGCTTCCGTTAATCCAAGTATATTTCTTGATATAATTTTCGTCTATTAAAAGAACTTCGGGTTGTAGTGCCATTTTTTATGAGTATTTAAGTGAACCTCGTGAGGGTGTGTCTATTGGTGCAATTCCTTCTCTGCCTTTTTGCGGTACAAATGGATTGTTACCCACTCGCTTGTCGTTTTCAAGTCCGTTGTTTGGAAGTATTCGACCTTGCGAATCTCTTTTTCTAATATAAATTTGACGCTTCCAGAAGTGATGACAAAACGCGCCACCCTTCCAAATAAATATATCGTAAGTGTTTGAACCGCCTGGTCCGAAGTTTGGATTAATGTCGGGGTCTTTGCTCATTTTTTCAATGTCTTCAAAACGAAATGACAATCCTGATTGTGATAAACCGACCATTTCTTGACAAAACTCACGACTATCTTCACTCAAATTCTGCGAGTAAGCGTATCTTAATTTATAAAGTCCTGTATCGCCAAATGGAGACCTTTCTTCAGCGTTTGCGTAATCGCGAACACTCATGTATTCCTGTCTAAAATTAGCTTCGTTGTGTGGGTCTGTAACGTTTTCTTCGCTTAACAATTCCCACTCGTTCAAATCAACAACTTCACCTTTCTCTTTTAGTGCGTTAATCCAAACACGACCTTGTTCGTCTGAAAAATCATTCTCAGCAGCAACTACTTTTTTTTTTAACTCAGCAGTTTGCACCGTTGGTTGAACAACGACAACTTCGTCGTTGAATGGCGAATTCATTTCGATATTAATCTCTCCTAAAATTGGAGTGAAAACACGCTCGATAATTCTTTGGTATGGCTTGATTACTTGGTTGTTAAATATCTCTAAACCCACAACCATTTCGTCTTTGTTCGAACCGAAGCCTGTTGTGTCGCGTATGCCGTGAATCAATGGTGAAACAACGCGGTGTCCAACCATAATTTGCTTCGCTGTTTCTTCACTCAAAAATTGATATTGCTTGTCAGCATCCGACAAAGGAAACGATTCAATCTGTGGAGCGCGTGAAGGATCTTCGTTGAAGGTCATTAAGAACTTACCCGCGTTACTTGCACCACTCAACCTTGTTTCCCACTCACGACGAATAGCTTCGCGTTCTTCTTTCTGCGGAATACCATTCAAGAAGTTAATAATGAATGAAGGGAATAAACCATTTAAGATATTGTTAACGTGGTACATTCCCATTTGATAGGACAACTCAACGTAATTCAACGCACCGAAGTAGTCAGGCTTCGCGTAGTACGAACTTCCTGCCATCATTCCGTGTGCGTAAATAACTTGTCTTGGTTGTTCTTGTGCAATTGAAGGATTGAACGCGGGAATAAATTCGGGTTTACCTTTTTTACTTCGCGTGTTCGCCCAATCTTTTGAATAGAAAATTCCTGTAATATCATCTTCGTCTTTGTCGTATGCAAGTCTGCAATTTTCGAACGGCAAGTGGTTGATTTGTACAATGCGAGTGAAGTCCAACGACCATATCACCTCAGCACAAAATGAACCTTGTAGTTTTAAGTCGAAAGAAATTCCTTGCAATGCGTTGTCGAGTATCGTACCGGTTCCCTTACCTTCAATCATGTATGCAATTGAGTTCGTCAATGCGTTATGAATAGGGCTGTTGTAGTAAAGCGTTATAAGGTGCTGTGGAAATAAGTTGTTGAAACCGTAGTCAATCCAACCCGCGCGATTCTCTTTTTCAATTGCTTCAACTGGTTCGTATGCTGATAAATTTATTGCTTGTATGTTGCTCATGTTATGCACCTGTATAAATTACATCGACAGGAATTGTCGGTGAAGAAACGTCAAAGAAAATTGTTCCGTCTTGAAGTATCATTAAACTCTTTTCAATCAAACCAACGACGGAAGCATTGGTTGGATCTATATTGCTGCTGCTGTTTTGTCCGTACACTTCGTAGTGATAACGTCCTGCATCGACCAAACCAACGGTTGTAAGTCTTATTTTTGTAACGCGTTCGTTCTCGTTTATTACTTCGACCACTTGCGCGAGTTGTTCACCTGTCATTTCGTAAGTCATGACAAGAAGGTAGTGAGTAAAGGCTACATTGAAGTAAGCACGTCCTTCGTCTAACGAAAGCCACGCGTATTGATTCGCTGTATTTGTGTTGAGATAAACCATTCTATCTTTCCTTTACGTTAAAATTACATCACAGAGGGACGCGTTGCCCCTCTATGTGTAAAAGTTTTTTTATTAGTCAAGAATTGTCGAAGGCGCACCGCTCAATTTGTAAGCGCGCTTTGCAGCTTCGTGAGTGAAGGCTAAAGTATAGCCGTTCATATCTCCTAATACAGTTCCTGTTCCAGCCGTTCCAGTTGAAAGGTCTGCTCCGTACTCATAACCAACCGCCCACCAATTGCCGTTAGTGTCTTCAACGAAAACAATTACGCGAGCTTGCGCAACGCTTTGCAATTCAAGACGCTTTGCTGCGCTTAATTTGTTTAACATAACGTTTACCGTCTGCGTGTAGAAAATAGTTCCTGCATCACGATTGAAGTTGATTGTTTCTTCGAACGATCCTGTTTGCGTTGGTAATTCGTATGTGTACAAATCACCACCTGCAGGACCGTTTATTGCAGTTACAATTTCGCTTCCGTCTAAAGTGAATGAAGTTACTTCTGTCTTGTCAACAAGAACAATTTGTTTGATACCACCGATTCCGTCTTTGCAATCCAGTGTAAATCCGCTACTTAATTCGCACATATTTGTATGTTTTTATTAGCACAAAAGAGGAGCGGTGTTTAGCCGCTACCTCTCTATATGCAAGGGTTAGAATGGTAAGATTAGGCAGTGTATTGGTAGAACGCAATCTCGTCACCGAAACCGAATTGTACACCTGCGAAGAAAGAACAAGAGAAACGAACGTTGTTAGACAAGTCGTACTGGTACATATCCAAAACAGCAACCGTGTTCCATTGGTCTAACAAGTTAGTTCCAAACCACAAGTTAGACTTCTGATAGAACGCCATTGTGTCGTCGCTCATTCCTGGGCACTCAATAACGTCATACTGTCCTTGCCAGTTCATTACAACTGATTCACCTTGGTAAAGGTAGAAACCACCACCAAGACCAAGAATCGCGCTTCTGTATGCCTCAGCAACATTTGAAGAAACTGCGATAACAGGCTTCTCAGTTGCACGACGTACGCGTGTTGGAAGTGTTAGAACTAAACGTCCCATTTCTTCGATAACGTTTGCAGAAGTGATAGCTTCTGGAGTAGCAACGGTAAGAACACCGCTTCCGCCTGCTGCGAACAATGTTTCGAAACCTGCGTACTCACCCGCGTTAGCGTTAACACCCTGCCATATCAATACTTCGTTGCGTGCTGCAACACCCGCCATTACGTTAGCAATTAAAGCGTCAGTCAATGAAGCGTGAAGTTCGTTGTTCTGCTCTGAACGCGATTCCCAATCGATTAAAAACGTGTTTTTACACAAATTTCTCTGTACTTGGAATTTTTCTAAAGTCAAGATACGCTCGGAAAGTGTTACCGTTCCTTGCGCGTCAAAGTCGCAAGTAGCATTTGCAAAAGTTACGTTGTCAACAAGACGACGAACAACTTGCTTGTACTCGATGTTCTCTTTAATTGTAACCGCAGCAAGCGATTCGTTGCTTAAAAACGCAGCGCGGATATATCCTGCTGCCTCTCTACCTGCGTAGGTAGTTGTTAATGATGTTGTAGTAGCCATTTTTTATTGTTTGTTTTTTTATTTTTTAAGGTGAAAGATGAAACGTTCTTCAGGCGACATTTTGTTGTAGCTTTTAGAAGGTGTTTGTTTTGCTTGCTTTACTTCTTTGATTGAAGTAGCGGCAGGCTGTGCGCTTAATTTTGTTACTTCGCTTGAAAGATTCTCATTCGCTTTTTTAGCTTCTGAAAGTTCGCTTTCCAACTTAGCAACCAACGAAAGAAGTCCTTCAACCTCTGCGTTTAATGATTCGTCAGTAGATTGCTTTTCAGCTTCTACTTCAACTTCCACTTCTGGTTCTTCTTCAACCATTGGCTTCAATTCAACAAGTAGACCGTCAGCAACGACTACAATAACACCTTCCGCTGTTGTGTATTCTCCGTCCGCAACAACAACCTCGTTGCCTTCTGCGTCTTTTGTTAATACACGAACACCAGTTGCCCAAGTGTCGCTGTCCGAGTAGATACTCGTTCCGTCTGCAAGAATCGCCTCAACCATTTGTTTAACCTCAACTACGGTTTCTTCAGCAGATAGGCTAACATTGTGTTTCGCGAATAGTGCGTTTACTTTTTCTCGTAAATTCATAATTCTGTTAATTGTTTGTTTGATTAGGAGATATAAAAAGAGGTATATTTGTTTCGTAATTCGATTTTTCATTGATTACATTTTGATTTTAGGTTTGACGGAGGGAGTAGTTACCCCCGTTTTTTTTATCCTAAAGAATCGAGTATAGCGTTTAGCGTCTTCATTTCGTCGTCGCTCAATCCATAAGACTTGAACCCCATTTTACCGCTCTCGTCCGTTATCTTGGTGAGTGCGTTAAGAAACAGGGTAGCGTCGTCGTTGAATAGTTCAACCTTCAGGAAACCACCTGCTTCGATGTTCATTACTTGTTCGGATCGTATGCCCAGTTCAAAAGAGAAATTGTGCGTTTGCTTCCGCAGACATTCCCGTTGCTGTCTTCCAATATGTCGCCTGCTGAGTTCTCACGCATACGATTGATAAATGCGATTGTCTTCCCTGCGTCTTCGTAATGGCTGTCGTTCCAATCGGCTTTATTCGTTTGCAGCAATTCAAGATTTCTATTTATCGGTCCACGATCAAGTGAAGCTAACTGCGAACATTCGGTTTCTGACCACGCTTTAAGTTCTGAATAGGTCATATTCACCGCGTTCATATAGTCGTCGTAACGCGCGTCAATTTCTTCTTGCGTGGCTAAGGTTAACAACTGCGTCAACTCGTCCATAATGGCAGCGAACTCGTCGTGCTTATTCGAAATTAAATCTAAATTTTCGAGTTCGTCAGCGTGATACAGGTACTCACTTTCGTCGGTATGCTCCGCTCCTGTCATAAGTCGGTCATTGTTCTTATGGGTAGGCCCTTCGTACAACTTGCCGTCAGCGGTGTAGTGCGGTTGTCCTTCTGCAAATTTGTCTTGCTTGCTCATGTACATTTCTTTCTCAACTGCGAAGTTTCCTTCGATTGAAAAACCTAACACTTCTTTGTTTTGAATCTGTTTTTTCACTTCGTCATTCTCGACTTTCATGCAACCGAACCACGTTCCTTCTGGAAGGTCGAACCCGAAGTTCTTAGACTTGTCGTTCTCGCCTTCGATTATCCACGTCTCGACAAGCGACACACCTTCAACAGTTTTCGCGTGTTCAACCGTTGCGTTGTTGGTCATGTTTTGCTTTAAGTAATTGTAAGCAATGGCGCGAATGGTGTCCTTCGAATACTTCACATAGTATTCTTCGTCGGTCTTGTCGTCGCGTCGGTAAATGAGTTGGTCGGGAATAAGCAAAGCACCATACAAAAGACCTCTGAAATCTTCTTTGAATTTTACAGAGTGTTGTTCTGAAAGCGCGACAAAGTCCACCCCGATTGCAGGTTGTTCAACAACGCTTATCGCGAATACACCCAACAGGCCAGCGTCGTCGATTCCGTATTCAATAACTTTAATTTTTTTCATATTTTTATCCTCCTAATCGTGATTGGTTTTGAATTAATTGTTGCGCCTCTAAGTTGCTCGACACCTGCGTTCCAACGACGTATGCCTGAAGCGGTGGTTGTTGGTTGGGTTGGTTCTGCAAGAAGGCGAAGTTCGTAGGTG